AGCTGTAAAAAGTTTACAACTAAGTAAGTACTTATTATATAGAATGTTTAAGTATGCTTATATTGTAGGTAATAATAATACACAAGCTAAATATATTAAAGGTTGGACAAATAGAGTTAAAGAATTGTTATGAGATTAAATTTAAAGAGTATTATTAAATCTATAGCTAATGGGCTTGTAAAAGCTACACCTATAGTAGGTAATATTAAAGAAGAGTTAGAAAAGTCTAGGAGTGAAGACCTAGCACACAGCCCAAAAGGTAAACCAGATTACGCTAAGATGTTTGGTTATGTTATCATGGGTGTTATAGTAGTAGCTGTAATCTTTGGAAAGATTGACGTGGAAACTGCAAAAGAATTGATTAAGAAGTTAAATTTGTTTTCGTTTTTTTCATAGTTCATAGTTTTTAGTTTTTTAAAGGGGTTAGCTGTAATGGTTAACCTCTTTTTTTCTCTCTAATAATCAGGCAGTTACAAATTAATTTAAAAATAGTTGTTAAAAGATTAGGAGTTATCAACTAGGAATACATATCTTTGAGGAAACGAATAACAAAAACGAATATTATGACAAATCAAGAAAGAGCAATCCAAGAAGTATTAGAGTTAGAATTAGATTACGACCAAGTAATCTTAGACTTTGAGCAGTACGGACACATCGACCAAGTATTAGAAACGGAATCAGAAAACTTTGAATTCTCTATAACTGTAGAGATTAACGCTGCTAACTACGGTGAGTTTGATAACTTTGCAGGAACTATCGAAGTAGTAGATATCGAATACTTAAAGGTAGGAGACGAAGACGTTAAAGAGCTTAGATTAACTAAACAGATTAGAGAACAGCTAAAAACGGTAAGATAATGAGAAACGCAAACCAATTTAAAGGACTAGCGAAGGGGATAAGTAAAAGTACTTACCCTGGTAGCTACACTAACCATAAAGAATGGACAGACAGCCATACAACAAAAAGATTTAATGATACCATGTGGAGAATTAGAGTTTTAACCTTAAATATTAAAGAAATGAAAAGAGAAGAGATTATTAAAATGTACGAAGAGCAATTAGCCAAAGCAGAAAACGGACTAGAGAAAAGTTCTATTAATTACGAAATGAAAAAACACTTAAAAACTTATGACAATGGAGAAGAATACAAAGTACAAATCGACAAGCCTATTGAATGTATCGGATGTGGCAGCTGATTTAAAGGCATTAATTATACTATTTATACTAAACAAACTAAAATAAAAGACTATGGGAAAGACGAATTTATATAAGGCACTAGCTAACTTTCAGCAAAGCGTACCAGTAATTCACCAAAACACAAAAGGATATGGTTATACTTATGCTAATCTGGCTAAGATTTTTGAAACTATTAACCCTATAATGAAAGAGAATGGGTTAGGGTTTACTCAGTTGTTAGGTAATAACGACTTAGGGTTTACAACAATTACTACAGTTGTATTTCATGTAGAAAGTGGTGAATATATTGAAAGTACTATGGTAATACCTAACGACGTTAACTTAAAAGGTATGAATGAATTTCAAGTAATGGGGTCAGCTATCACATATTACCGTAGATACTCTTTAAGTGCTATTCTAGGTATTATTACTGATAAAGATACAGACGCAAGCGGAGAACAAGATAAAAAACCTACACCTGCTAAAAAGCCTACACCTAAAAAGAAAGAGGTTTTAAACTCTAGCCATAAGGTATGGGCTAATGTAGTAGTAGGATTAAAGACTGGTTACACTATGGACCAAGTAAAGCAGAAGTACACAGTTTCTAAAGAAGTAGAAGAGGAGTTAACAAAATTAGCTAGCGAATAATGAAACAATTTAAGATAAGTCCAAGCCAATGCGGTAAGATAATGGTTAACGCTCGTAAGAAAGGCGAACTATCTAAAACTACTTTAAGCTACGTAGACGAATGGGTTAAAGAGCAAATCTACGGTAGAAGAAAAGATATTAGTAGTAAGTATTTAGATAAGGGTAACGACGTAGAAGACGCTTCTATTGATTACATATCTAAGATGCTAAATCTAAAAGGTATTAAGAAGAACGAAGAGTTATTCGAGAACGACTTTATGAAAGGTACTCCCGACGTTATAACTAACGACACGGTAATAGACCTTAAAAACTCTTGGGATTGCTTTACGTTCCCTTTATTAGAGAAAGAAGTGCCAAACAAAGATTACTTCTATCAGTTGCAGTGCTATATGGCTTTAACAGGTAAAAAGAAAGCTAAGTTAATCTATACGTTAATGAATACACCAGAGGACTTAATACCTAAATGGGACCTCTTCAACCATTGCTATGACGGTATAGATACTAAGTATAGAATTAAGGTATTTGATATTGAGCGAGACGACGAAGTAATTAAAGAGATAGAAAACAGAGTAAAAGCAATTAGAGAACACATCGCAGTAGTAACTGCATTTATTTAGTAAACAATTAAATTATATATTATGAGTGAAGCAAAAATTTTCGTAGGAAACGGAAAAGAAAACGAACAGTATGGGTTTGTAAACTTTTCAATCTGTTTATCAGACTTACCACAGGAACACGTTAGTGAGTTTAAAGGTAAGAAGTACATTAACTTAACTATCTCTAAGAAGAGAAACGGTGCGGATGATTACGGTAAGACTCACGCGGTTAGTGTGAATACTTGGAAGCCAGAAGGAAAGGTAATAGATGACTCACCGTCAGACCTCCCATTCTAAAAAGGTAGTTTGCATCTTACCTTTTTAAGTACCTACTTAAAGAATTAGATTTAGAAATTATAGAGGGGTGGGAACGCTCCTCTTAATTAAACAAAAACGAAATGAAAAAACTATTAACTACTCTATACAAAAACACACTAAGTCAGATATTACTACTACTTACTGTAATGTTTCTTTCTTACTTCCTTTCTAGGTGGTTCGAATCGCTATATTCGGTGTCTGTTATCGCTTCTGTTATGCTATTGGTTTACGCTTTAGTATTTATTATAGCTGGTATTGTTAACGCTATTAAAGACGGTTTAAAATGAGTTTAGTACTAGTAATGTTAGCAGCTATATGTAATGCTATAATGGACGTGACACAGTTTCATTTTTACAAATCTATATTTAATAAAGAACCTTTTAGCGTTTCTTGGTGGAATGGAGATATATCGTGGAGAAATAAATATAAAAACGGTTCAGTATCTCAAGGGCGTAATAATATCCCTGTATGGTTTACGGATGCCTTCCACTTTTTTAAAAGTTTAATGATACTACTATTAGCTTTAGCTATAATCTCTTATGAAACTATGATCAACCCGTTAATAGATTTATTTATGTTAGGGTTAGCTTGGAACACTTTCTTTTCTTTATTTTACAAACACATTTTAAAATCAGAGACCTATGAGTAAATTACGAAGCGTAAGCACATCGTTTTGGTCTGACCCTTTTATAGAGGAGTTATCACCAGAAGCTAAACTATTATATCTATACCTCATTACAAACGATAAGACTAATATGCTAGGCGTTTATGAGTCAAGTATTAAAAAGATGTCATTCGAAACTGATATAAGCAAAGAAAACATAAAGACATATCTAAACAATTTTGAGGGGTTCGGAAAGATTCAGTATTTAGACAATTACATTATATTAGTTAACTACGCTAAGCACCAAAGATATAATACTAATATGCGTAAATCTGCTATTCAGATATACAACTGTTTACCTGACAGTATTAAGTTCTGCATAGATCTACCTAGTGACATGGAATCTTTAAAAGAAAGTAAGCCAGTCAAAGCAATAGAGAAAGCTGAAGCAGTAGAAGAAAGCGGCTACAAGTACAAAGAGGGGAACTTACAGTTAACGCACAAAGAGTATAGGAAACTAACAGAAAACCATTCCGAAATGATGGTAGACGACTATATTAACAGGGTTGCAAATTGGAAGAACAAAGACAAGATTAAATCTATGTACTTTACTATCATTAGATGGATGTCTAAAGACACTAAAGCTCAACCTGTGGAGGTTAAAAAAGAAAGTAATATTACTGGGTTTAATGAAGTGTTTTAAGTTATGAAGTATTACTATAAACTAAACGACGTAACACAAGGGTTGAACAAACTAAGAGAAAACGGGTTAACTAGAGGTAAAGAAACTGGTTTCCCTTTTGATAATTTAGGTATATCTATTAAACCAGGTTGTACTACTTATTTAGCAGGTGCACCAGCTTCAGGTAAGTCTGAATTTTGGCTTGAAATATTAATTAACTTATCATGTCTTTACGACTGGAAGCACGTTATATTCACACCAGAAACAGGAAACGTGCAGGAGGTATACGCAGAACTATGCTTTAAGTATATAAACAAACCTTACTTTTCTACTGTTGATGGGTGCATGAGTGAAGCCGAAAGAGTTAAAGCCGAGATGTTTATTAGTGAACACTTTATAGTAGTAGACCCTAAAGACGACACTATAACTATTAAAGACTACTACAAGGTGGTAGATGACATAGAGCAAGAATACGGTATAACTGTTAACACTACAACTATAGACCCTTTTAACGAGGTTAAGCATGAGCTAGGAGCAGGTAGACAAGATTTATATATAGAGGAGATACTCGGGGAATGCAGAAGAAACGCAAGAGCGACAAAGAGACATAACTGTTTAATTACTCACGTTAGAGACCAACCTATTATAGAAAAGGAGGGTAAAAGATTTTGTCCTATTCCAACACCTAGAGAGTTCGCAGGTGGACAAGCTTGGTTTAGGAAAGGTGAACAAATGGTTATTGTTTGGCGACCGCCTTACGGTGTCACTAGAGATAACGGTGAAGGAACTTACCAAGCTAATGAATGTATAATAAGAGTAGCTAAGGAAAAGCCAAAAGGAGCGAGTAAAAAAGGCGATTATACTTTTTACTATGACAAAGGCAAGAATGCTTACTACTACGAAGAAAACAACGCTAAATATTATGCTAAAAGAGATTTAAAACTAGAACAAAAGAAAATAAACCTAGAGCCTGAACCAAGTATGGATAGCTATATAAGAGGCGACAGCTTCACAAGGGCAACTGATGAAGACTTAGACTCATTACCATTTTAAAAAACAAACATGACGGATAAAAAACTAAAACACCAAGGCGTACTAGCTGAACTAGTAGCTAAATTAAAAGGCTTAGAAAATAAAACGGAAAGCCAAAAGAAAACATTAGACGACTTAGTAAACATAAGATTCCACATACTTCTAATGTATGATAAAGTAGAGGAGCTAGAAAAGGCTAATACTGAACTTTGCTACAGTAACGCCAACCACGAAAGATTCATCTTTAGTCAGAAAAGACTACTAAAAGCACAAGACAAAGAGTTGAAAGAGATAAAAGAAGTATTACACAATTCTATATAGTTAAAAGTTAGTATATTAAACAAAAATTAATAATAAATGGCAAACAGAAAAAGAGACCTGAGGGTTTGGGTTAACACAGAAGAAAAAGAATTCCTAAAAGATTTAAGAAGTAAAGAAAAAGAGAGAAACAGTTTACTAAAAGAAGAAGCAGGAGCGGCAGGTATTGAGTTAAAAGATATTAAGCACTATTGGTATAAGTCTGAAAAGTTTTCAATGTTCGCTAAGAATAGTGCTAAGACGTATGAAGAGCTTAGAGATGATATTATAGCAGATATGGACGGTTACAGTCCTAAGTACCCTAAAGTAAAGCGTAAGCAATCTAAAGACGGGCATTTACTTGTAATTGATATAGCTGACCTTCACATTAATAAACACGCTAAAGAATATAGTACGCAAGAAGCAGTTAAAAGAGCTATTCTAGGTACAGAAGGATTACTTCAAAAGTCTAGCGGTTTTAATATTGATAAGATCCTTTTCGTTATTGGTAACGATGTTCTTAATACTGACACGATATCTAAAACTACAACAAAAGGAACTCCTCAAGACACAGATGTTCATTGGTACAAAGCTTTTACTATAGCTCGACAGGTTTATGTTAAGTGTATCGAAATGTGTATGCAGGTAGCTGATGTAGACGTTATCCATTGCCCTTCTAATCATGATTTAATGTCTGGTTGTTTCTTGGCTGATAGTTTAAAAAGTTGGTTTAGATTGTCCGAAAATGTTAATTTTTTCATAGGTCCTGACTACAGAAAGTACTACCAATACCATAGAAATATGATAGAACTAGAACATGGAGACAAAGGAAAGAAGGCTAATTTGCCTTTAGTTATGGCACAAGAGCAACCTAAAATGTGGGCAGATACTAAATTTAGATACGCTTATTTACACCACGTACACCATTCAGATAAAACACAATTCCAAACAAGCAAAGATTATATTGGTTGTAATGTAACTTATTTACGCTCTCCGTCTTCTGCAGATGAATGGCATATGGATAATCAATTCTTAAACCTAGTAGCTGTAGAAGCTTTTATTCATAATAAAGAACTTGGTAGAGTATCGCATTTAACACATTACTTTTAATGATTTACGAATACTACATAAAAGAAAACCCTATAAGCCTTAACGATTGGTA